ACACAAAGTCCAGGGAAAATATAAAATTTACAAACATGAAGTGTTGTTGAACAAGACTGATATTGCTATTGACTAACATACTAACTTGTGCAAACACTCATATAACTAAGTTGTTTGTTGAACTCCTGTTTCCATTCTGGAGGTGTGTAGATGTTTTCCTGTTATCATTTGTACTGTACTACAGATGGTATTTCTCATCATCATCCGATTCTTGGAAGAAGGAATCATCATTAAGATCATATATAAACTTGAACACTTCTTTGAACTCAACTATTTTGTGCGAGACAGCGGGTAATGGGTCTTTCTTTTTAATACAATCAATGAAATTTTTGAATTTATCATAATCTATTTCACTAACCATATACCTGACATACTTGACTAACAGTGGGTGACTTTGCGATAAGTAGTAGCTAAAGACTTCACTCTCTTCAGATAGAATCTCTTCAATATAAGGGATCAGTGCTAATTCATCCAAATGTGCTTCATGGATTATCGTCTTCAGTTTGTCATCTGTCATGTTTTTCTCAACCAGGTCCATTAGGTGGTCATAGACTTCAGTCGAATCAGTATCTTTTCCTTCTGTTGTAGAGCCCTCTGAAGATGAGCTAGCTTGTGTTGCTGCTAGAACTAGCTTTTTATGTGATATCACAACTTCTAATGCATAGTTCCACAAATTGAATAACCATTTTTTGAACTCAGCATTTTTCCCGTAATATTCTCTGAAGCTTTTCTTTCTCTTTATCAGATCTAATATGTTTTTCTGATCCCTGGGGGATGATCTCCACATAATCCAATCTTGTAACCATGATACTTCTTTTATTCTTGTGAAAGAGATCAGCCTCATTCTATCATTTTGTATGTCTTGCTCTAGATCTACTGGGGAGGTTTTGAAAACTTGTATGTCTGTTTTTAGCAAAGGTATTGTCATTATGGTCTGCTCTTTTGCTTTTTTCTGAGTTGGTATCCTGTTTCTCAGTCTCACACTGTGATCAGTCATATCGACAGCCAACCCAGAGATCTGAGTCTGACTCTTGGTTGAGAGCTCTGAGTTCCAGTAAATTGGTACCCCATCATGTGCTGCTGGAACAGTTTTAAATTCAGCCACCTTTGCAGCTAACAATGAATCCTTAGCTATTCCATACTTTATCATTTCTGACTGAGTCAAGTTCAGTTTAGGATATCTATCGTTCTTAATGTTGTGCTCCCTACACCACACTTTTAGCTGAGCTATTGTAGTTCGGAGATCTTTGATTTGAGTGAGTGTGACAACCTTCAGATAAGTTTCCTGTGTTATCTCCATGCTAGACATAGCTATAGATACATCTGTTTCATCAAATGAGCCTCTCCATATGCCTTCACCTAGGTATTTTATCCCTGAGCCAGTGTCAACCGGTTTCTGAGTCTTCACATAACTGCCTAGAATTCCAAGTTTCCCTGATCTGATCCTCTCAATGATTCCCTGTCTCCTAAGTTCAAAGTTTTTCTTGATTTCCTTTATAGATTCTATGCTAGTTAGTGTCCCATCCATAACCATATTAATCCAGTTAGCACTTGGATCTTCATAGAACAACCTTTTCAATTCAGATAGATGACTTTCATTTATTCCAGCTTCTTTTTTGTCTATGTATGCTTCATATGCTTCATCATCATCCAGGTCATGTTCAACCATTAGCTCATAACATACAATTTCAAAATCAGTCGCTCGAGCAAGAACATATGGTGACTTACTGGCTATACAAGTTTTACCACCTCTCCTCTGATCTTCATGAAGTAATGATTCCACTTTGTCATATGCATTTGAGAACTGTTCTTGAGTTAGTTCAGGCATTTCCTGGTTGGATAACTCGATAAATTTGTGCCTTACCATTTCAAAGGTGGTTGATTGTCCAACCCAGTGGAGATCTGGATCACACCTAATGATTTCTTGCAGAATTGATAATCTGTTCCTCCTCGATCCAAAGTGAGATGCTGCATGTGCAATTTCAGGCCCTCTCACTAGCAAACTCCTGAGTATCTGATTCCTATCATGAGTCTCAATAGGTGCTTGTGTGAGTGCAGTCATAATAGACAAATAGTTATCCATTCCTTCTCTAGTCTCTTTTGCTTTCATGTCAAAAATATCTCCTTTAAAAACAATCCCATTGCTATAATTGTCTTTAATGGCTGTGACCAAGTTGATGCTGCCTCTCACATTTTTTCCAAATGACCCAACTAAGTGCACTACTCTAGATCTCACTCCCTCTCTCGAAATGAAATTAACCAGGCCTTGAACTGTGCTATAAGGGCCACTAGTAATAGTATCTTGTAGAGTGTCTTTTAACCAAGGTAGTATCTTCTGGTAATAGCGCCAAATGCTATCATATGTATTGTCATGAGCTGCAACTGTCTTCACATTAAACCAAGCCCATATTGCTGCTGCATACATAGGCAGTCGTGAATACCCTTCTGTTCCTGTTAAGTGCACATCTGCCCTCACTCTCCTTCTTTCATTGACCTGATGCGTAAGAGATGTGAAAGAAACCTGGTCGAGAGTCTCTTTCAGTGAAAGGTAGTCAGAATAGCTCGGGAATAGTAATGTCAAAATTCCCTCAAGGCTCTTCGCTTTCTCAAAATCAAAATTTAGAGCTTTTCTTCGAACATTCTGATTGCTTATTCTGATAAAGCATTTGATAGGATCATTGGGATCCTCGAACAATTGGATAAATTTACCAATGGTAGGATAGACAACATTTTTTTCACCAACAACATACATATTGGCGTCATCTGTTTTCCTGTACACCATATAATTGTACTTTAGAATAGAAGCTAGCGTGATTAAGCATTCAATTCTGTTTTTGATATCCAGGTCTACCCCTGTCACTCTTTTCTTGTAACCATTGAAGAATTTTGGTATGGATCTATCCTCTCTAGCAGTTGATATTCTCAATCGTTCATTTAGTATGAGCAAGCATTGATCATATGGATCATCAAAATGTGATATAACTTCATCTGTGCTTTCAGGGATTAGAGGGTGTGGCTCTTCAGTCATTTGAGTCCTTGCTGGCAATTTAGAACTTCTCATTAGTTCTTTGATCAAAGATGTCTTTCTGGTTTTTGGGTCGACATCATAGTAAGCAGACATTGTGAACACAATATGCCGTGATATGTAAAATGCACTGCTAGCAATCTTCCTTGCCAAGATGTTCCCCTTTGATAAAGATGAGATCACACCTGGGCTTTTCATCTTTATTGCCACTTTCTGTATGATTTGCTCAGCAGTGGATGCATGGAAAAAGTAAATTCGAGGCTCTTCTTCTATTTTGTCATACACATCTTGTGTCAGTTCAAGAGTATTCATTAGCTTCAGCCATCTTTTTTTGTTACCAAAGCCTACCATTGTGGTTCTGGAAACCAATCCTGTATTTATAGTGTCCTCAGTGACTGCTTTTAGACTAGGCTTTTCATTCTGCATTTCCGCTTCGATCATTTCTTTGTATTTTTCTCCAAGATTTGTCATTGTGCATGCCAACCAAACATTATAATTGAAGCCCATGAGACCAGGACATTTTGGGTTGTCCATTAAGAAAAACCCGAGGGCTGGGTCATATGAGTTCTTGAGCAGAGTTTCGTAAGCTGGCCAGATAGCAGCAACACTGCTCCCCAGCATTCTGTAATGCACTAGGGCTTGTGCCACTTGCACCATGTATGTGAGAGCGTATGTCCCTCCACCTTCGACAACATCTTTGAGTGTATTCGATAGTTCTTCTTGGATGCCAGCTAGTGTCTCTTGTTCCCCAATTAATATAGCAGCATTCACCCACCTAAAAGTTGGCCTGTGCACATCACCTGAAAAGAAAAATTCTGAATTAAACTCCATAACAAACAGTGTCTGAGTAGTGCTCTTCGGAGATTTGTAAATTGCAAGATACAAACCCAACTTGGCTTTCCTTTCAAACCAAGCATTCACCATAGCCATCATATACAACTGCTTAGCTGGTTTTGCTTTGAAATTGGGTATACTTATTATGAAGCTACTATCATCCGAACTCTCCATATTGTTAACTACACATTTGAGATTTTCGCCAGGGCTTATTCTTGCTAAGGAGTTGTTAAGATCTTTGATACAATTTTCTGCTAGGTCATCGAGGAAAAGAGCATGAAAAAGTGAACTAGTGTAATGCAAAATCCCCTGCATCATTCCTGTCTCTATTTCTAAATATGACCTACCTGGTTTCATCCAAGGAACTTGTATCTTACCCTTATAAGCAGAAAAGACCTGCTGTATGACCTTGTCCATCGTATTCAAAGTACTGTTCTGATTAAACAAGGTCAACAACTGATCGCCTAGAAATATCTTTTTATGATGCCACAACTGGAGAGCTTGGACTAGGAATCCATGATATATTTTTGGAGTTAAGCGTAGCATCATGCACATGAACTTACTGACATAGTGTCCCTGACTCCATTTGGAGGCGTCATCACTTGTTGCTATAGTGAAATAATCTGATCCTAGAAGCTTCCTAGCATTTGAATTATGTTGTTCAGGGATCTTGAATTTGTTTTTGGGAGATGTCATAGTCTCACTTGGGCAACACTCTAGGATAGCCCGCGAGAAATCTTCCACTGTTTTTTGCATAATCCTCTCGTGAATATTTAACACATAAATTTCTCTTAGACCACCATGTTGATTTTTCTTGAATATGCAAATGTGCATACATTTAGACTTGTTTAGGTGCTCCATCGCTTCTGGTAACAGATCAATAACATATTTCATCTCTTTACTGGGATCTTCAGCTTTTATGATTTTGGTCAATTTCTCAATTGCTTTGCTCCGGTGGTATACTTTTCCTTTGTAAGTACTGGATATGTTTCCTGTTGCATCAATAACCTCAGGACTATGAGACATTTCCTGATTTTTGATTCTCTTATTTGGCTTATAAAGATAGTATTCATCTGAAAAATTAGAAGAAGCTTTTAATGATGCAAGCGTCTCTATAAATTGTGTGCTCAAGAATTTTGCTATTTTATCCCCTATATATTGCACAGGGTCTTTTATATTCAAATTTTTCTTAAGACGTGCTAGGAAATTGTCGCAGAGTAGTTTAACAAAACTTACTGAGAACTCATGTTTGTGTATGGTGTCCAAGGGAGGATCTTTCATACCTAAATATTGCCTATCTTCTGGTAACTGATTTTCAAATCCTAAAATTTTAGTGACCATTTGACCCATCCCGTTGTCTTCAACTTCTTCATCCTTGTTCTTCAGATAGCCAAGATAGAACAGATTCAGCATCTGATCTTGATCTGATAAATCAGATAGTTTGCCTGACTCATCAAGGATGAATGGATTCTTAAAACCATGCCACTTTTTATTATGGTCGACAACTGAAAACTTAATGGGATGTTCAGTGTAGTGCTCCATGAGCATGATCATCCTCTTAATAACCAGGCATTCTAACCGAGATCTTGGCGTTACACTTAACTTATCTATCATTTTCCCTGGGTTTGGCCATCTAGGAAATGTCACGAAGCCCTCCATATGGATAAATCTGCTTATTGTGATCATTTCTTCTAACTGATGCTTATCGTTCAAGAGAATTAACAATGTCCAGCTCATCATTCTACAGACATCTCTAGTGCTTGGAACTCCCTCTTGCTCTTCTAATGAAGGGGCTAAGTTATAGAACTCCCTCCAGAAACCTCTTTGAGCCAACATCATTGCTTCACATCTTACCCAATTGACTAGCTTACTAACATTGGCTGAGACAAAATCTGTCACAAAACCATTCTCAGGATCACCAATTAGTTCCTTAAAAGTGGAATTTCTTGAATAGTAGATGTTGCTAGGGATGTAAATGGAGAAGTGCACATTACTCTTCTGATTGACTGGTTTGATCAGTAGGTAGCACTCGAAGTCTCTGAGTTTCTTCACTATAAATGTGTTTTCCTTGCAGTTTTGCGACAGGGAGATGGAAAGTTCAGTTGCTAGATCAGACACAAACTTTGCATACATAGCAAATCTAGTGACAGAATGATCTTTGACATTTTTCCATAAAAATTCTAAGTCGCCCACATCGTGTAATTCTAAAGCAGACAATATCAAGTCTTCGGTCATCGTCATTGCACAATTGTTAATTTTTGCATCCAGCTCTAGGCACTCAACCTGTGTAAACCTCTCAATATCATCAGTTTCTGAATCAAAAGGATGAAAGGGCATCTTAGATTCATCTCTATACACTCTCACTTCTGGGTCTGTTAACAGTTTTTTTGCACATATACCTCTCTGAGCTAAATGAATCTTTTCATCTATGGAGCAATGAAAAGTCGTTCTATTATACTTGCTTCTGTCTTTCTTATAGCTCTCTTCTATAGTAGTAGCCACTTCTCTATCCAGCATAGACACTTCTAGTTCATCTAAATGATCAGTGACCCGCTCTGCATTATGATATGCTAAGGCATCTGACCAAATATCTTTGACAATGCTATCCACTTTCATCTCTTTGAGCTTGCACCGGATGTCAAATGCATCAAATGTGAGTACGGGATCTGTTGGTAAAGGAATAATCAATGGAAGTTGAACTGGAGCTTTCTTGGTAGTCTTAAAGTTGTTATTTTCAAAATAAGATGCATATTGAGCTACCCTCTCTGATAAGTCAATCAAGCCATCCTTAGCTTTCCTGTCCATATAAGGCTCTCCACTTTCATCATAAATATCAGAAAGCTGCTTGTGTGCTTCAGATAGAACTTCATCATTAACTTTTTTCTGCATGTTTTCAACATATTCATGCTCACTTCTTGTAAGGTCACTAGTGAAATGCTCGTACATCTCTTTGGTTACAGGATATGTGAACTTATCATTGGGAAAGCATTCTCTGAACATTTCCTTGATTCTATATATCTCAGGTGCTAGCAGAGTGTCTGATTCAAGGTTAATGTCATTGTCACTAAGTTGAATCTTCATCTGATTTGCTGCCCGCAGCCTGAGCACTAATTCTTGACAAACATCAGCTGGTAATGTTAACATATTGGTGGCAACAGCATCCAGACTCACACATATTGTGTAGAAAGATATGTTCTTTTTCAGCACAACTGCTCTTTCTTGTAAAGCTTCTTTGTATCTTTCACCTTTAATTTCTACTGCTCTTAGCAGAGACTCTCTAGATTCTGTGGATCTGGTGGTAAACTCTATAGCTACTATATCATTGTACCTTTCATCATTTTCTCTGTTGAGAATAACATCTGGTGTGTATCTATCCGCATCATTGTTGAGACTGAGACCAGCACTGGATAAAGACATATCTGTCTCAGACGAGAGGAAGTCGAAGACAAAATCATGTACTATATTCTTGGCTTCAGATAGTCTCTTTCTGTAGAAGAAATCACTCTTAATAGTGAAACTGTTGTGTTCTCCATCATCTTCTTTGCTCAATCTCACAATAATATGGTTATCTTCTATAGTTGTCACAATATTTGGTGTTCTGAGATTCTGTGATACATACACTTCTGCTGATGGGTGGTAGAACCCACATCTGGTTTTAGGCGCATAATCTGATAGATTACTTAGTTCAGAGTTAGTAGGAAAACTCGATGTTTTATACTTCTTTTCAACTTTTGCTGGGCTGAACTGAATAGGTACTTCGATAGCTGTAGTTCTCTCAAGTTGCACGAGTAACCCTGTTTGCGACAATAGTAATATACTCTTATCGGGGTCATAATACCCAAAGGCTGTAGGAGTTCTAGATGGGAAAATGGATCCAGGAAGCAGCTTAATCCTGCCATTATCTTTGAGGAGACTAGGTTTCTCCGGGAAAAACATTGACATATACATCCAGTATACCAAGAGCTCATGACCTGAATTTTGGGGTGTGCGATTAACTGATTGAATCACCAAATCATAGTGATCATTTATGATATCCATAGCAGTGTTGACTTCTTTTCTCCTATGATAGTTATTGTTCTTAATGTATAATTTGAATAATTCATCTGGTTTATCTATAATTCTCAGAATTCTGAAATTGTTCTTTTCCATGATTCCTCCTCCTGCTGTCCTCAGATGCCACCTGGTTGGCTTGCCAATGACTTCAAATATGGTTACTTTTCGAGATCCAACATTAGAAATGTCCAGCATGGTTCTAAACATTTTGTTTGATGTTCGCTGAAAAACTGTGACCATCTGCAGATTGAAGCCTATGGCTAAGCTGATTGCTCTAGCCTTTTCTGTTGGTCTTTCCAAACCAGCCCTTACCATATTTAGATAAAACAAATCTCCATTGTCTCGAATGTTGTACACATTCTTTAAGAGATAATTGAGAAGATCATCTAAAGAATTGAAATTTGTAGTTCCAAGCAACAATGACTCATCGAAGACCTGTAGTCCAAACGGGTGAACAGCATAGATGGCGTCACACCTGTGAATTTTATTCCTCATAAACCACTCAAGCTTCGAGAAAGCTCTACTAGTGAAATCCAGATCTGTTTCATAGGCTGAGTAGTGTAGCCCACCATGATTCCGTAATCTCAAAACTATTTCAGAAGCTGGATTCAGTGTGCACTCATAGATGACACTTCTCTGAGTGGCACAGTCATCAGTAGGCGAGAGAGTCACTCCTTGATAAACTGCTATTTTGATACCTAGAACAACCGCTATCAATGATAGCGACCACTGATCTCCCCAGACATCAGGTTTCCTCACATCAAGCTGATCATAGACCTGAGATGCTATTTCTATGTCTAATTGGTTAATTACAGGATGCATCCTTAGTAGCTTCATGAAGGGTCTGACCAAACTCTCATCTCCTCCTAGAGCTTTGATGACAGAGTGGTATAGGCAAAATCCATCTCCCGGCACTTCAATTAGCTCTGCTTCTGGGAATGACTCGGCTTCCCTGGTCACACCCAGCATGTCAAAGACTTTGTCTCCGATCTGAACTGGAACTCTGATTCCAGGATCATCCATCTCGTAAAAGAGGCTTTTCTGTCTCTTTGAATGTTCGTTTTTTTGGTTTTCCCTGACTATGTGT